TTTTTTAATAGCCTGTTCCAAAAGAACGGGTAATAATAGTGAATAATTTGGCAAAGTCCTTTTGACCAATAAGTTATAATCTCAGGAGAGTTAGATTCTGCAACCTTTAATATTCAGTGATGAATAAGTAGGAAGGGAATTTTACTGATCCGTGTTGAGCGGTATAATATTTGGCTTAAAGGAGTGCTTGACGTTTCTTGCACACCGGAGTGTAGCAATAGGTTTGCTGCATCTTACCAGATATAGAAGGCCTAGACCTTCTAATCAAGTTCTGAAAACTGGAAACCAGGTCTAACATAAACATTAATTCTTTAAAATCCGAAGCGGTTTACCATCAATCGAGTAGTTCCATTAGGAGCTATGAGTCGTGTGACGGTATGGGCCTAGTAAGTCCGTTGGTACTTAGGTATTAACAGCCTACGAACACGATAGTAGCTCTTTCGTTATGAAAAAGCTGCTATGGTGCCGCGAGGACAGGAATAGAGCTAAGACCAGGCGGTTTATACCGGACCCCCTTACCAAAGGCAAGGTCGCTTGGAGCAGTGAACCTGAAGGAGGAGAAGCGCCGTTGAAGAACAAGCGGCTGTTCCCTTGATCTCAGGAGACGATCTGCAAGCGGATTTCGTGCAGAAAACAATAACCTATAGTTGCTATGAAAAATACAATTTTACAAACAACACAAGGTATGTTAACTTCAAGAAGAATTAAAGCTTTCTTTGCTGCAATCCATGAGAACGGAAGCATGGTTAGCCTTGCTGGGACGTGGGAACTTGTTAACAGATCTAATAATTTAGATATTGTCAATAAGTGGAAAGAAGGTACTTCCTCATCGGAAGGCCTTTTCACTAAAGTGAAAGGGCCCAACAAAGAGGGTGCTTACGCACTGTACCAGATGTCCACCCCACCCCTAGCAGACCTTTTCCGGGCTTACGGTTGGAGAGTTATCTCCTTCGTATTCCCGAATCGGGTAAAGTTTGCCGGAAGACTACGACTGGTGAAACTATTTAGTGGATGAATTACATCCAGCTATAGACACCATGGTGCAGAACAGACCGTGAAACTTCTTAAGGCTTCTCAGCTTGCCATCTCAAAAGCTGTAGCTAAGGATAAAACTACATCTCTTACACAGTTGGATAAAGAACTGGTGCAGTCTAGGTTGACTGCATCCGGATTACCACCAATCATCCCGTCAAGGGATAGAAAGTTGATAATTGGTCTTTCTCCGGCTGTTATAAGATTTTGGTTGACCCTATTTTCAGTCTACCGGGTAATTAAATTACCTGGTGTTCTTAAAATAGGAACCATTGTAGCTCCTTCTACTGCAAAACCTTCTTATCAGAGCGTACAGAGACAATTCCTTCAGATGTTATCGTCAGGAGGGATCTCTAATATGTTCGATTTAAAGGTTCTGTGGCGGAAGGCTAATTTCCTTCTCCTTGAAACGGCTTCTCCTTCGAGAAAAGTTTCTTGGACAGGGTTAATTAGTGATCCTAGTCTGCATAAAGCTTTGGGACTGGATTCAGTCGCTCTTGGGATCATGTCGATGTTGCAACAGAGAGATCTAAGATTATTATATGAAAGCACTTTCGCTTTCAATAATAAGGACTCAGAACTTCCTTTTGTAAGGACTAAGGATTCACCTTACCGTGGTGTTACGAGACTCTATGATGAGTCATCAAAATACCATCTTTCTTATATTGGGTCTCCCGAGCATTTATTTGCTGGGAAACTAAGTATTAAGGAAGAAGCGGCAGGGAAGCTAAGAGTTTTTGCAATGGTTGATGGATGGACTCAGTCTATCTTGAAACCTATTGAACAACTCCTTGCTAAATTTCTTAAATCTTTACCTAATGATGGGGTTTATAATCAAAACGCTTCTGAAAGAAGAGCTAGATCAAAATCTCTCATTAGTCAGAAGTCCTGGGGTTATGATCTTTCTGCAGCTACTGATCGGCTACCGATAGAGCTTCAACTTGAAGTCCTTAATCTATTGTTACCTGGTTTAGGTAATTTATGAAGTACTTTCTTGGTTAAAAGAGAGTATTATATGTACCTACCTGATTCGTATGCCCGAGAAATCGGGGCGAATAAGGCAGCTAAGAATGTTAGAATGCCAAACGAAATTACTTTCGGAGGCGTTAACATTCCTGTATACTATGATACTAAGGGGAAACCTTGGATTGTCCTTACTTATTCAGTAGGGCAACCAATGGGAGCCCTTTCCTCTTTTGCCATGTTAGCAGTAACTCATCATTTTATAGTCCAATTGGCCTATAGACGAGCGTATGCTGTACCATTAAATTTACCTTTTACCTTAGATACGTGGTATACGGATTACGAATGTACCGGAGATGATATTATCCTCTTCGATGCATTGGTTGCTAAAGAATATCTGATCTTATTAGATATTTTTGGCTTACCCGTTAATACTACTAAATCCGTTGTCGCCACTACGGCAGCAACAGAGTATCTAAAAGTAACATCAGTACAAGGACGACATGTTGCGGCTTTATCTTGGGCTATGTTTATGTCCGGGAATTCCCTTATGGGGAGAGTTAACATTCTATACTCACTTCTTACGAAAGGAGTGATTACTGAACGAATAATTCCGTACATCGAAAGATGTACTCGATTATCTCTCTATAAGGCTGGGAATAGAATCCCAGTACTACTTGCACTTTGGACAATGCTCTCAAACACCGGTAAAATTACCGTTGATGAGGCTCTTAGAAGTTTAGTATCCGAAAAAGGACGAGTTTTCAAAATGGCGAAAGCCATCTTGTTAAACGCGGACCATAATTGGATTGCTAAACGACTTCCAGCTATTTTGACAGATCGGGTCGTAAACGTCCCATCTTCAAAATTGGCATTGAAAAAATGAGCAGTAGAACTTCCTTGGTTTAGAATAACCCTTTGGAAACCGACAGCAGTTTTCGTAGCAAAGACTGATCCATCACTGGATGCTGCAAACTTGACACAACAGATTTTGGAACACATTAACCTTCATGGTATATGTGATACAACTATCGATCAAATTTGTACTCTTGAATTGGATTACGGTAATTTCTACACTGATGGTGCTCCTGATCATTTAAAAATGTCAGAGTTACCCAATGTATTAATTAACGATGCCCGAGTATTCTATAGCAACCTGTATAACATCTTCCTAGAGAAATTCACCGATCTTTTTGAAGAAGTTTCTTCAGCAGATCCGCAATTGGACTCCGATGCAGCTATTTTAGCAAATTTAAATGATAAAATAGCGCGATATTCTGAGCTTAAAGAACTAGTAACCCGAGCCTCCCAAAAAGAGGATCCTGATTACAACGCTCCGCCAGCACGGACTATCACACCAACTCGATTGAAACTGATTCAGCTTCTTTCTAAGATGGGTAATCGGCCTACATTTACGATGGCGTATTCCTAAAGGTGAACTAAGGTTAACTACCTGTAGTTCAGATGGTTTGCTTCTTAGAAGCTTATAGACTTTTCAAGTCTTTTTATTAAGATTTGACGGGTTCTTAATCCCTTCTTGGTTCATTCCTTGAACTGGTTCCGGAAATATCAGAGAAATCTGAGGAAAC